CCGTGTAACGCTACAAAGGTACGTTACTAAAAAGTAAAGTGCAATAGCATATACGTGTTAAAATGAGTTCTATGACATGTTTCCACCTTAGTACCCACCGAAAGGGGGTTAAAACGAAAGGATATAAAGACATAAGGCATGAGAGCGTAATAGCGGAAACGCCGGGATTTACGCAGGGATGCCGAAATATATCGCAAGGTTGGAAGTCCTTGCATAGTAAGCAACAATAAAAGCTCCAGACCGTCTCGATTCGGTTAAGTATCAAATGGTAAAACATTACTGGAGCACAAATATTATTTATAAACAAATAGTTATGGAAAAAGAAATAATCATTGATGAAAATTACAAGACGACAAACCTTTTCGACAAGATGAAAGTCGGGGATATATATAAGGTTCCATATGATCCCAGCCGACATAACGGCATCAAGTCAGAAGCATCCAGACGCAATAAGTACGCCCGATTGAGCAATGAGCTCAAAGGTATACAGGATATCAAGTTTAGGGTATCCGAGGCCGTATATCCGGGATTCACGTCCATTATACGAATAAAGTAAAAAGTCATGGAAAGGGTATTCACCGAGTTAACCGAGGAATGTGATTACACGGCCCAGTATTACGCCGTAGGGTTCGAGAAAAAAGAGATAGCCGAGAAAAAGTGCAGGTCGTTACATACGATCATAAACCAGCTAAGGACGGCTTTCGAGATACTAGGCGTAAGGAACGGTAGGGAGTTGGCCATAAAACTATGTGAGAGACTATGCGATATAAAAGCTAACGTGGATATACAGCAGATGGTTCATTCCGCCGTGGCGTGCGTATTGCTGCTTGTCCTTTGCGCCGACTCACATCTGGAAATGAGAAGGACAAGGCAAAGATGTCGGTCCGTGGCTAAAATAGAGATATCCTCTAGGGATTTCAGGGGCTGTAGAGGAAAGAATATAACATTATAATAAATAACGATATGGAGAATATAGCGGATTTACCGGCAACACAAGTAACGGCGGGGCAGCTGGCCGACTTGATCATAGAGAGGCTTGGGATTAACAAGGAGGCCAAGGATAAGCCTAAATACGTAAGGGGCCTTGAGTCATTGGCTAAAACGCTCCAAGTAAGCCCGGCGACAATCGCCAGATACAAAAAGAGAGGAGTGTTTGGTGACGCTATAAAACAAAACGGGAAATACATCTTGGTGGATATCCAACTCGCCCAAGAGCGTTTCCTTGGCAAAGGCAAGAAGAAATAACATCCCGGATGTCCCTAGGCCTTATCGCACCTGTGGCGCTAGGGATGTCCGGACCTACTTATAAGGCCCCTACCCGTCTACGATTCGGGTTCGAAACCGTTGGAGGTTGTGGGGGAGCTAATATTTAAAACAAAAGAATATGGAAGAAATCGAATTAAATAAAATATACAATGAGGACTGCTTGGAAGGAATGAGACGCATTCCTGATGGCATCGTAGATTTGGTAGTCACAGATCCGCCATATTGTATTGGAACAACAAGCAACGGGAAAAAAGGAAGCTGGAGTGACAATAATCTCATAAGGCCTTTTTTTGACGCATATTTCAAAGAATTAAAAAGAGTCTTAAAAGATGAGTCTGATATCTACATAAATACAGATTGGCGCACATATCCATTTCTCTATCCTATCATGCAAGAATACTTTGTCATTAGAAATTTGATTGTTTGGGACTATGAATGGATTAAAGCAGGATCGCACTATCGTTTTTCGCATGAATTTATCATATACGCCTCCAAGGGTAATGCAAGGCGAAAGTTTAGCGCTAGCGAGCGTGATGTTTGGAGGATAAGACCTATAAACTTCACCTCTAAAGAAAAGCTGCATAACTCGCAGAAACCTTTAGAGCTTGTACGTAAAATGATACTGAATAGTTCCAGTGAGGGGGATACGGTCCTTGATACTTTTTTAGGCAGCGGAACTACGATAATAGCATGCGAAGAGTTGAAGCGCAATTTTATCGGTTTTGAAATAGACAAGGTCTATTATGATATTTCCAATAAGCGGCTGGAAGAATTGAAAAACGATTTATTTTATGTTTAGCACCGTAAAGTTAAGCAATCCCGGCGAGAGAGCGATAACCTTGCCGGGAACAAACACCGATAGACCTATTAATAACCAAGTTTGATCACAATGAAAGAAAGAAGAATCCCACCCTAGGAAATGGCTAGGGCAGGTAGCGAACCATAATAAATTCATATTATTATTCAGGGTTACAGGGGGTTCGAGTTCCCCCGGCTACCACGCTTAAATCACATTGCTAATTATTATACACTTCTCAACCAAGACCTTAATATACTGCCGTGAGGCAGGCAATTAGATATTAGTTATTATTAAACTGTGCCGGGGAATCCCACCCCGGCAAACGCTCCCTTAGCTCAGTTGGTCAGAGCCTTTAGGGTCGCCGGTTCAAGCCCGGCAGGGAGCACGTTTCACCCCTAGGGGTGCTTATTCAATCAATTATTTCACTAAAGTGCAACGCAGGTCTCCGTCCGTGAGGATATGAGGCCTTTCTTCCGAATTTTAAAAACAACAATATATATGATAAAGAGAAACCAAGCATGGTTCTGGAAGATATTCCGGGCCATAAAGAGCATTACCATCTTTACTTTTAGGATGGTCTTAGCTACCGTACTAGGGCTAATGTCAATAGTGTCAATATTTGAGTGGTACGATAAGCCATTCAATATCCACCTCTTGATCCTAGGGATTATATCAGTTTTTATTGTGGTACATCAAATCGTGATCATGACCTATGAATCAGAAAAATGATTCCGGGGTATTATACGTGGTACAAGCCCCTTCAAGACTTAACCGCTCAAGGAAAGACTATATACTAGACGAGTTAAAAGAGCTTAGTAAAGAGGAGCTTATAAAAATAAGAAAAGACATTGTAGAACTAATAAACGATAAATAAAATGGCTGCTATAAAATCTTACAAGGGATTTGACAAAAATTTAAAATGCCGGGATTTTCAATATGAAATAGGCAAGGAATATGAGATGGATGGAGAGATCAAGGTGTGTAACAGAGGGTTTCACGCTTGCGAAAGCCCATTTGATGTTTTTGATCACTATACTATGATAGACTCTAGGTTTTGCGAAGTAGAGCAAGACGGGAATATATCCAAGGAGGATAGAGGGACAAAGATTTGCTCCTCGAAAATAAAAATAAAAGCAGAGTTAAAATTGGCTGACATGATCTATCTTGGAGTCGAATGGCTAAAAGAGATCACATCACCTAAAAAAATAAAAACGAGCATAAAGGATAATTCATCCGGCTACGGTGCCAAGATAGGATCATCCGGCAACTATGCCCAGATAGGATCATCCGGCAACTATGCCCAGATAGGATCATCCGGCAACTATGCCCAGATAGACAGCACAGGCGAAGGCTGTGTCATCATGTGCGCAGGTATTAACTCTGTAGCAAAAGCCTCAAAAGGATCATGGATAACATTATCCGAATGGTCTTATTCTGATGAAAAGAAAAGATATATCCCCATTTGCGTAAAAACGGAATTTGTTGACGGGGAGAAGATAAAGGAGGATACATATTACAAATTAGAAGGAGGCGTATTTAAAGAAGTATAATAGCCACAAGGCCTTGCTTATCGAAGGAGCGCATGAGAGACATCTACATCAAAGACCCCGACGGCGAACCGGAGTACGACGGGGAGGAAGACAACGAGGAATACGAGGAGAACATGGAGGAGCTTAGATTCCTGCTTGACTCATATAATTGGTAACCCCTTGCCTTTACGAGGTGTATCCCCTACCCAGACCGGCAACCGATAGCCTAGACAAATGGTAGGCCATGACGCTATCATTGGCCCGGTGGAAAGAGACACGGTAGTGAGGGTAAGGGCGGCCGATGGTCTTAGTCCGGGTTCGACTCCCGGAGGCTGACGAATTTAAAAACAAGATAACATGGACAAATCAGAAGAGATTGACAAATTAGCGATAGCGTTGGCCAAGTTTCAAGGGGCGCTAGAGCAACCAAGCCTCAATTCAGAGGTCAAGGTAAGGACTAAAACGGGAGGAGAGTACAAGTTTAAGTACGCTGACCTATCCGAATGCAAAAGGGCGGCGAAACAGCCATTAGCCGACAATGAACTTTCAGTATGTCAGCTAATAGAGGATGATTACTCTATCCGGACCATACTGCTTCATTCCTCCGGTCAATGGATATCGTCCAAGGTAAGGATGCCATCCAATACGGCGGACGCTCAATCCATAGGATCGGCCATCACGTACGCCAAGAGATACGCCTTTTGCGCCATCCTAGGCATCGTGGCCGACGATGACGAGGACGCTAACATAGCGAGCGGTAATTCCGCCCAAAAGGAGCAGCCTAAGGAGCAGCCTAAAAAAACGGCAAACTCCAGAGTAAAGAAAGAGCTTACGAGAGATCATCTAAACAATGAGAGCGCAATGAAATCCATATCGGAGTGGCTATACAATAAAGAGAAGATAGCCAAGGAGTCCAACCAACCATTCTCCGTAGAAAGCGTTATCAGCAATGCTTACATTATAGGAAAGGTAGAGATGGATTCTTTCGTAGAGATATACAACAACTATAAAATAAACAATAACCTGTCATGAGCAAAGAACTAGAGCTAAGCGGCAAGACCCCGCTAACGAGAAGCGAGATCGAGGCCTTATCCATAGACCTTTTGAGCCCGGTACTGGAAGGGGAGGTAGACCCCGTATCACACGTCGTCAAGTTAAAGGCGATGCAAGAGACCATCAAGAGGACGCTGGACGATGACCGAATGAAGGACGCTGTCCTTTCCGAGATCGAGAAATACGGGAAGGAGCGCTCTTGGAACGGGGCCACGGTCAAGATGAAGGAGGTAGGCGTATCCTACGACCACTCCAATTGCAACGACCCGGTCTACGCTAGGTTGATCGAGGAAAGGACGATTCTCGATGCCAAGATAAAAGAACGGGAGGCGTTCCTGAAAACGGTGCCGGACAATACCACGGTCGTTGATGACGAGACCGGGGAGATATACACGATCCATCCGGCGATAAGGATGGCCAAGATGTCATACTCTATAACATTCAACAAAAAATAATCCACGCGTGCCGTGGCTACGGGACGGCGGTTATCCCTGCCGTAGCGAATAACCGACCGCCCCGCTTATAAATCTAAAATTTAAAATCATAAACATTATGGCAAATTTATACGGCTCAATCTGCTTGAGCGACATACCGAAGGAGTTGATGAAAAAAGTAATGACGGCCAAGGGAGAGAAGATCTTCCTCAATATCTCGATCGGGGAGAAAAAAGAGCCTGTCACGTTCGACAACCGCACCTATACGCATTATGTGTCTTGCGCCCCAAGGAAAGAGGAACGAAAGGAAGGCGTTTATTATGGCATAGGTGACTTGATGGAATCCACGTTCAAGAACAACATCCCCTCACCGGAGGATATCAACAACGCCCCATCGGTCGGAGAAGACGACCAGTTACCTTTTTAACATATGGAATCAAAGAGATGTTTTAAATGTGGAGAGATAAAGTCTCTTTCTGAATTTTACAAACATTCTAAAATGCGTGATGGACACTTAAATAAATGCAAAGATTGCGCAAAAAATGATAGTCAAAAAAGATATTTGGTCAAATCAAAGGATAGAGAATGGATGGAGAAAGAAAGAGAAAGGGGAAGAGAAAAGTTTAAAAGATTAGAGTATAAAAACAAATTTAAAAAGACAAAAGATTTATGCCCTATAGAATCTACATTATCAAGAAAATTCAGGTCAAAGGGATTTCTTGTGAAAGGTAAGGAATTGCATCATTGGAATTACAATAAACCTTATTCTGTTTTTGTAATGTCAAGAAAAGCCCATAAAAACATACACAAAGGTATAACTGTAAATTACGAAGACAAGTATTGCTATACCTTGGATGGTTCTAAAATAGATACCGAAGAAAAAGCGATGTCTTGTTTCTATGATATTTTAAAAGCGAGAAATATCAAAGAAAAATTGGTTTTAATAGATCTTTCTAAACTTTTAATTTAATGGAACTATACTTGCTCAACACCGCCAGCGGATTGAGGCCATGCTATGATTCCGACTATGACGAGAAGAAAAAACTCAAGCTAGGTAAGATATACAAGGCCAAGATAACGCTGGCACGGAACTACGACTTCCTAAAGAAGTATTTCGCCTTGATAAATTGCGCATGGTCTTACCAAAACGAGAAGACCACGGCGCATTTCAAGGAGAGCGTGGAGTGTTTCCGGAAGACCGTCGAGATCGCCGCCGGGCATTGCGATACGGCCTATAGCATATCACGTAAAGAATGGATAGAGATCCCGAAGTCGATAGCCTTCGACAAGATGGACGAGGCCGAGTTCATGGATCTCTACGAGCGTGTGAAGGACGTGCTTTTCTCGGTATTCCTTCGTGATATATCCGAATACGATTTTAGGAGAAACCTTTCGAATTTTTAGTCATGAGAAAAAGCGACAGGCCTCCAAATTACCTTATCGATAAGATCGTGAGGCATACCAACATTATTATTACCGCTTCTTATGGCAGCGTCAAATACATGGACGCTGCCAGACTCCTTAAAAAGGAGGTCAAGAAGCTGGAAACCTATAAGAAAAATGAGAGATCTTAAATACTGCCTCAATGAGGCATGCTCTAAAAGACATTGCCTCTGCCATCAACGGCAAAAACATTGGAAAGACCCGTCTAAAAAAGATGGGGAAACTGTGAGGCCGGAGTCGGTCTTATTTAATGGGAACACCCCTTGCAAGGGGTATATCCCACAATACGAAAGAAAGAAGTATAACATTAATTATTAAAGTATATATGAGAAACTGGTTTATTAGCAAGGTCGCATATGAGAAGATGCTGGAGAACGGCATGCAAAAACGAGTGGTCGAACCCTATTTAGTGGATGCCCTCTCCTATACGGAGGCTGAAGCACGCACGATAGAGGAATTAAGGCCGTACATTACCGGAGAGTTCACTATCGCCGACATAACACGTAAAAAGATAGCGGAACTATTCTTTAACGATAACGGTGATAGATTTTATGAGATTAAGATCTATTTTATCACGCTTGATGAGAAGAGCGGCATAGAGAAGAAAACTGCGGCCAGATTCATAGTACAGGCGAGCGGCCTAAAGGAAGCGATCTCATGTTTCGAGGAGAATATGAAAGGGACCTTGGCGGATTATACCTTGGCAATGGTAAGCGAGACCCTTATTATGGACATCTTCCCGTTTGACGCTGATAGCGTACCAAAGGGCAAAACAGATAATTAATATTAGAGTGAGTTTTCCATAGTATTTGATTTAGGTTAGAATGATTATCCCCGCCGTCCGTGAGGATATGCGGGGTAAACACGGTGGTATGGCGAAATTGGTAGACGCTAAGGTTTGTGACTATCGAGAGAATGTAGTTTTGTCCTTTCCTATTTGGAATTTCAGCAACTCATGCGGGTTCGAGTCCCGCTACCATCACGAATAACAAATGACAATCATGGATTTCGGTAACTACATTCCGGATTACGATCCGGAAGTTTTTGACAATTACGATTATGAGTGACATTTTTCAAATCCTGTCCGGTGCCTTCGGCATCTTGACATTCGTATTCGCTATTATGGCGATATTGTACATAGTATTAATTTTTATTGATGATAAATATAAATGAAGGAATATACAGCGACCATTTTAGGGAACGCCCCTTCCAAGGCCAACCAATACAAGATCATACACGTCAACGGTCATTCCCAACTAGGTAAGACCAAGGCGTTGAAGGAATACGAGGAAAGTTTCATATGGCAATCCGGCAAATTGAGGGACTTGAATATCGACGAGCCTTTTGAGTTCCACATCGATGTATACTATCCTAGTAAAAGAAGCGATTTGGACAACGTCTTGAAACTTCAACTGGACGTACTTCAAAAGATCAAGTGTATCAAGAACGACAACAACTGTTGCGCCATTCACGCCCGTAAGTTCATAGACAAGGGCAACCCTAGGGTAGAGATAAAAATCATAACCTTATAATAATGGCCAAGAAACTAACCAAGCAACCCGAGCGTATCAGATGCGCCGATTGCGTGCACGGCAAGCCTCACAAGGGTCTGGCCGTATGGTGCGAGATATTGAACACCGGGAGGGTAGCGAACGCCCTCCGGTATTGCGACAACTATAAACGATAACTTATATGAGAACGATCAAAGCGAACACGAAGGCAAACGGGGATATACTCCCGGAGCCTCAATTCAAGAGGATACCCGTAAGGGTTGACAAGAACACGATCATCCTCGTAAGGGAGGGATTGAACGTGGAAGAGCATCTAAAAAGATTCAAGAACAAGGACAACACGCCACCGGGATATATTCCGTGGTTCTAAAACACCTTAGAGCGCAAAAGGAAAAAAATAATCTATTTTGTTAAACATATATCCGATAAAGGATGTTTATTAAATAAGTTTATACTTTTGCGCAATAATTGATTGATATAATAGTTTTAGAATAAGACCCAAATTAATATAACATGTGCATAATCAAAGAAATCGGTCGATTCATCAGTCAAGGGGCGTGTACATTCCGGGATGCGGCCGCCGGACGTTATGAGCATACCTCCCCTTCTCTAGAGGAGATAAAACGAGAGATATTCTCCAGGAAAAGCGATCGCCTTGAGGATAAGGCGAACCTTATTGAAGATCGGAAAAACATAGAGAAGGATGTTCGAAAATCATTTGATGAACTGGTTTTAAATCATGGGTAAACAGGAGATAAAGCAACGGGAGACGCAATTGGCCACAGGCAATGGCATGGGTAAGCAGGTAGAGCAGACTTATACCGTAGATGATAATTGCCTGCCTTCTCCCCAAGAATTAGCGTCATATAAAGAAATTGACCCTAAGATAGTTGATTATCTTCTAAGCTCATCTATCAAGGAGCAAGAGCACAGGCACGATGTCGACGTAAAAAAATTGGAGATCATCAAACGGTCAGAGGATAAGCAATCCATGATGAATTGGTGGGGCATGTTCTTCGCTTTCTTGTCTATTATCGTATTGTCGTCACTTGCGGCTTATGCCCTATATTTAGACAAGCCTTGGTTCGCTGGTATAATAGGTGCCGGGGCATTTGTATCCATAGCCTCTATCTTCGTAAGAAGATCAAGCGGCGAGGATATACCTCATAATAAAGGGCAAAAATAAATTTATTAGATTTCTCACTAAAGAGCGGACAAATTAATTTTTGCCCGCTTTTTGTTTGGCATTTTGAATTTGAGTTGTATCTTTGCGGTGTTTCATGCCAACGAAACATACATAACAAGTTAGAGAGGTGGGATTTTTTATGTCCACTTGATAGCTTATTATCACAAAGATAAAGGGCTGTTGTTTTCCCGTGATACCTACCTCATATACTTGATGTAGTTTCGTTGGCGCGAGATCGGGAGGCAGCAGCCTTCTTTTATTACTCAAAATTTCAAGTATCAATGCCAACGAAATTGAAATTAGAGGAGAAGCGAAGTATAGTAACTTCTACATCTACGCCTAACAGTGCGAGAACTGTATCCTACCAAAAGTTTGAAACCGAGAAGAACGCCAAGAACAAGGCGTATTTCTTCATCCTCTCCAATGGACTTTACGATGCGTTTCGTGAGTTCTGTAACAACTATCATTCAAGTGATCCACACGAGGATTGCTTGGAAATTCTTTTGTCTAAAATTTAAGCCTTACGTATTATGAAAGGAATTGAAATATTCAAGAACGATCGTTTCGGTGAAGTGAGAGTAGCCGGGACAAGTGAGAGCCCTTTATTTTGCCTTGTAGACATCTGTAAAGTATTGGAATTACAAGTCACTCCTACAAAAAACAGATTAAAACAAGACGGGGTTAGTCTGATTAAGGGGGTCTCAAAGACTACTAATCAATATGGTATCACAACAGAGCAAGAAGTTACGTTGACTTTTATTAATGAGCAGAACCTCTACAAGGTAATCATGCGATCCGACAAGCCGCAAGCCGAACCATTCCAAGACTGGGTATGCGGAGAGGTTCTCCCTTCCATCCGTAAACATGGGGCGTATATGACAAACGATACACTGGAGAAAGCCTTGACCTCGCCCGATTTCTTGATCCAATTGGCCACAAACCTTAAAGAGGAACAACGAAAGCGTATCGAGGCCGAGCAAAAGATTCGCTCTGACGCTCCCAAGGTCTTATTCGCCGACGCGGTGTCCACATCCCGGCGTTCATGCCTGATCGCAGAGTTGGCGAAGATCTTGCAACAAAACGGCATCAAAATCGGACAAAACAGGTTATTCGATTGGCTTCGTAAAAACGGTTACCTATGTCAAAAAGGTCAATATTATAATCAACCTTCGCAAAAATCAATGGAATTAGGGTTATTTGAGATCAAGCAAACAACCATCAACAAGCCGGACGGGTCCGTCCTTGTATCTACGACCACAAAGGTCACGGGAAAAGGGCAAATATATTTCGTAGATAAGTTTCTAAACGCTCAAAGTCCCGTCATTTGCGCATAACCCAAGGATAACAGAGAGGTTGATGGACGAGATCAAGAGGACTATCAAATAGCCCTACCCTACTCACGTATTAAATTTTAAAAGCCCCGGTCTAGGCCGGGGAGTATATCGTACACTTTAAATTTAAGTAATCATGGATATAAAGAAAATGTCAAACAGGGATCTCAAATATGGCATAGACCGATGCAACGCAAGGTTGGCCGGAATAATGCCAATGGGATACATGGACAAGGAACGATGCCTTCAGGCGTTGGAGCAATATAGGGAGGAATTATATAATAGAGGAATAATATATTAAACACTAGAACATGGCATATAGATATACAGATACGAACAAATGGACGGATAACTGGTTCTGCGACCTGAAAGCGACTAGCAAGCTTCTGTTCTTGTACTTGTGCGACCTTTGCGACCTAGCTGGCTTCATGGAAATAAACGAGAAGAAGATCAGCTTTGATCTAGTACTAGGTAAGCAAGAAGTTGAAAGAGGCCTAAGGGAGCTTGAAGGACGATTACTTTATTCGGTGGACGGTAAGTATATTTATATACGTAATTTCATCAAGCACCAAAAGAACCTTCCCTTGAATTCTAAGAACGCTGCGCATAGAGGTATAATAAGAAGATTAGAAGAAATGAAGCAATCATTTGGTTTTCAATCAATTGAAGATTTCTTTAAAAAGCCCCTTGGTAGCCCCTTGGTAGCCCCTTCAAAGGGGCTTGATAGCCCCTATGGTATAGGTATAGGTAATATAGATAGTAATAGAGTTAAGGATAATATAGGGGGTATGGGGGAAAAAGAAGGAGAAGAGGAAGAGGAAGATGAAAATACGGATAATTGGAGAGAAAGCTTCGATGTGTACTGCGATCGGTTGAGAGAAGCCTATGAATCCTTATCTAACGATGACGAGTTCATAGCTCAACGCCAAAGTCTGCATCCGGGCATAGACATCCGATTGTCGCTAAAGAAAGCGTATTTAGACTACTGGAGCACCGAATTAGGATGGAAGAAGAAAAAAAGCTCGAAAAGCTCTAATATAGACTGGAAAAGGACGTTCATAAACGCCTTGGATCTTCCTTCTAACCAAGTAAAAAAAGCTAGAGGTAAAGTGGATCTCAAATCCCTAACATCAATAAGGCAAACTAATCTATACTCATATCTGGAAAAGGAGGCTCCTCTGATACTAGAGATGCCCATATTCCCTTCAGACGAGGAGATAGAGATCCTAAACCGTATGAACAGGAAGCAATTAACGGAAATAGTCAAGAAAATTAACAATGACGATCGCCTCATAAAGTTCAAGAATAGCATTTTTGAGACGATAATGGAGGTAAAGAAAAAAGATTATGGAAATTAACAGGGTAGTCCCCCACGATACGGAGGCCGAGAAAGTCGTGCTGGGGACGATAATGACGGAAAGAAACGCATTGAATGAGGTAAGGGATATATTATCCCCTTCTTGTTTCTATGATCCTTTCCATAGGGCCATGTTCGAGGCTATATCCAACATAGACGGCAGAGGAGATAGACCGGACATGATAGCCGTAGCCAACGAGATGATGAAAATAGACCCTTCCACGGACATGCTAAGGTTAAGCCAAGTATCCACATGCATGACATTCGACATCTACCAGCATGCCGCCCTACTGCATGACAAGGAGAAGAGAAGGAGATTTATCGATATCGGAGAGGAGTTGATATCAAGGGCTTACTCCGAGTCGGACGATATCGTTGACACGTTATCGGATACAGAGGACAAGCTCAAGGGGCTTTTCCAGACATCGAAAGACAGCGTATTTACCCTTAGGGAAGCGATCAAGGAGGTATCAAGGCAAATGGCGCTTAACGCATCCGATGACAAACAGCTAACAGGAACGCCTACCGGATTCCATGAAATAGACAAGCGTAGCGGGGGATTACAGAGATCAGATCTCATAATCATAGCGGCAGATACGTCTTCTGGAAAAACATCCCTAGCGGTAGCCTTATCGTTATCCGCCGCCAAGAATGGTGATGGGATAGCGTTCTACTCTATGGAAATGAAAAAAGAGCAGATAGCGGCTAGGATGATATCCATGGAGTCTGGGATACCCGCCAACGAGATCATGTATTCAAGACTCTTGCCCGAGCAATTCAACCGTATCGACATGGGAATAGGAAAGATCTACGATAAGCCTGTTTATTTTGACGACAGGAGCACTTCTAACATAGACACGATACTTTCATCCATCCGTACGATGAAACTCAAATACGGCATATCTGGGGCGATAGTGGATTACCTGCAAATATTGTCCGTGAATATGAGAGGTAGCAATACCGAGCAACAAATGGGTGAGGCCGCTCGTAGGTTGAAGAATCTGGCCAAGGAACTAGACATATGGATCATCGCCTTGTCCCAGCTAAACAGGGACCAAATGAATCCGGCCCCTTCATTGGCAAGATTAAGAGCCAGCGGACAAATAGCGGAGGCCGCCGATGTTGTCATGCTGATCTATAGGCCTGAGCTTTATGGAAAATATTATCCTGAGCCTTTCCAGAATTATCCCGTGGGCGGAACAGCCATGATAGATATAGCGAAAGGAAGAAATATCGGATTAGCCAAGTTTATCGTGAAATTTGACGCAAAGACCACTCACTTTATGGAATATGATGATAGCGGGTTCACTATAAGCCAAGAAGTATCACAAGAAGAACCATTTTAAAAAACAGATCATGGAAATAATCAACAGACTGAAGAACACCCCTACCGGTTTGATCGTGTTGGTAGGAGACATGAAAATTGTCGTGGAAAAATACAGCCCGTACTACAACGGGCAGAACAAGATCCCGTGCAGGGGATGCGTCTTCCGGGACGAGGGTGCGAGATTTTGCGAGTACAGCAAGGCTTGCATGGCCCATCTGAGGCCGGATCATGAGAGCGTAGTTTTTGCTAAAACGAGAGAGACATGACACATGGATCATTATTTTCTGGTATAGGAGGATTTGAGACTGGAGCGGAATGGGTTGGCATAGAGACTCTGTGGAACTGTGAGATCGAGCCATTCCAGAGGAGTATATTAAAAAAACATTTTCCAAACACAAAGCAATATGAGGACATCAAAGAATTGTCAAACCCCGGATATGTGGACATCATTAGTGGAGGATTTCCGTGTCAAGACATTAGCATTGCGGGAAAAGGTGTTGGTATCACCGGAAGTCGCTCTGGACTATGGAGTGAGATGCATAGAGTCATACGGGAAGTTAGACCTCGATACGTCATCATTGAGAACAGCCCAATGCTCCTTGTTCGAGGTTTCGAGCGAGTCCTTTGCGATCTTTCCAAAACAGGGTATGATGCGGAATGGCAATGTCTATCGAACGCCGCCTTTGGATTCGACCATCATCGTGAAAGGGTGTACGTTATTGCCTACTCCAACGAAATCAAACAACAAACGTGGAGGGTTCAAGAGTGGAATAAGGCTCAAACAATATTTGTCCCGCCACCAAAACAACACGGTAGATTTCCTCTCTCTGAAAGGATTTACAAAATGCCAGATCGTGAGCATATTGGAATCAATGATGGGATTCGCGATTGGACACACAGAGTTGGATCGATCGGAAATGCGGTAAATCCGACGGTCGCCAAATACCTGTTTGAGTGTATTAAAATATTCGACAGCAATTTAAAGAAAGACATTCATCATAGTTGAAAACTGCATTCATCTATGATGAGATAAATTAAAAAACAGAGAAAATGACAAATGAGGAATTGAAGAAATACAAACGGCCATTACCAATGGCATTTACGATGCTTCCGATCGATTTCATATATGAGCATATCGAGGATGAGCACGGAGTCTACGAGACGGGTATGTTCACCTACAAAGGAAAGGATATTCTCATAAATAAGGAAATGGGTGAATGGCATCTGTCCATATCAGCCAATCACACGCTCGGATATTACGAACTGAAAGAGATACGATACAAGTTTATGCCGGACAGCATGCAGGTAGCTCAGATATTCCCTCCACGTAAGGAATTTGTTAACCTGCACGAGAATTGTTTCCACCTGTACCAAATCAAATTCGATAAATAAGTCATGAAGCAATACAACGATTGGGAAGAGATCGACAAGGACACGAACGGCCTTGTCACCTCGCTGACCTACATGGTACTTTTCGTGAACGACCAAGTGTATAACTACACGGTCTCGCTCATGGAAGCCATGAGGAATAGCGAGCACTACAGGCATAACGCAAAACGGACGGCCAACGCTATCGAAAAAGAGATAGACGCTTATAACACCAACATCTTCCGGATAGCCAAGGCCAACAAGGAGGCGTTTGCCGAGATTACGCAAAGCATGGAGGAGGACGTGCAACCTCATATAGACCGGTACTACTATACGATCAGCCAGATATTGCTGGATCACGGGGTATCGGGCATGACGAACCGGATCGCCTCGCTGTCATCAACGATAAACATGCTGGCGCAGATGTCGAGGATCACGATAAGCGATTTCGGTGACAGGATGCGGGGGATCGTCCCGTTGGCCTACAATCCCCTATCCTATCTGGCACTGGACAAGGTAGAGTACCTGAGCGACCGGTTATCAAGCGAGGTCACGGGGAAGGACGTGAGAATAAACTTAAATGAGCAGCCCGGGATCGTGAAGGCGTTCACGGCGATAACGAATGCGATACTTGATCCGAGGGTGTTCAATAAGGCTTTTGAGAAAGCCGGATAATATTCCTTCCACATGAAATATACACCTTTAAATTTGGATATATCCGAATTTAAAGGCAACTTTGTATCACAATTTTATTAGAGATGAATTTTGACATCAAGGAAATGGTTGATTTGTCCGGGAAGAAAGCCCATATTTACTCTGTCATTTTAGAGGGAGAAGATAAGACCTTGTTGGAGGAGTTCTTCGATAGCAATTCCTTATATGAGGATGAATTGGAGGAAATCCTGTATAAGATCATTTCTTTGGGGAAGGACACAGGATGCCGTAGACAGTTCTTTAAGATGAACGAGGGTAAGCCTGGAGATGGAGTCGCAAGATTATTAATACCTAAAGGACGACTTCGCCTGTATTGTCTTTACTTTGACAACACGGCCGTGTTTTTCGGATCCGGGGGATACAAGCCGGAAACAATACATGCCTATCAAGAAGACGAGGTCCTAAACTCCAAGGCTACACAAATGATAGAGATCGCAAGGAGAATCAACAAGGCTATAGTAGATAGAGATATCACTATAGGAGAAGATGGAAGTTTAACGATTAACAATTGGGATTATGAATGAAAGAAAAGCCGAGGGGACGCTAGGCTCAATGCTTGCTAATATAGACAAGCGCAAGTTAAGCCGTACCCGGAACAGGATGCTGTTAGCTATAAAGATATCCGAGGCCATAAGGGATAAAAACTTAACCCAAAAACAATTCGCATCGCAAATGGGTAAGACAGAATCAGAAGTGTCAGAGTGGCTTTCGGGAGACCGTAATTTCACCGTCGATACTTTAACGGACATATCGGAAGCTTTAAATGTAAATTTGCTTGACACATCAGACGCTAATTTTCAAAGCCTGTCGTGCAGATTCGTAGCTTTTAACACGACCAAGGGAAAGAATATCCCCATGGCTCTTAATGGATCGTGGAATGACATAAGCGGAGATCTTGTATATCATGATAAACCATTTTTTAATGTAGGATAAAATGGAAATAACATATGAATTAAAGACATTAGTCGAGGATGTATATAAATACAACTATGATTTCAGTCCCTCTTCTGTCAACAAGGAAGACCTTGAGTTCAGGTTCTCCCATTCCTTGAAAACAAACAGAGAGAAGAGAGAGGTGACTATAGGGATACGTATAAAGCTAGTAGATCCTAAGAGCGGGACTGATTTGGTGGAAAATTCAGCAAGATCCGTATTTGTCATTACTCCTTATGATTCTGTTATAGGATCTGTAACCGATAATGATCTTATCGTAAAAACACCATTGTTGATTGATACGTTCGTAAACATAACGATAGGAGCGTTAAGAGGAATGTTGGTGAAGAACTTGAAAGGAAGCCCCTTGGAAGGTTGTATCTTGCCTTTGATCCCAATGGATATAGTCCGTAATAACTTAAAATCCAAATAAGGAATAGGCTCTATACAAGAATATTATTTTTTGACAATACGCATAAAAAAGAGGTTGTGCCATACGCAGGCACAGCCTCTTTTTATTTTTTATCTAAATAGAACATGAGAAATAAAGAACTAATAGCTCTATTACAAGAGCAAGACCCGGAAGCGGAGGTAATGATCAGAACGTCCGATGGAGAGTATGAGTACGATCCGGTGGATGTAACATGGGACGAGCAAATTGAATGCGTAATTATTCAGGAGGGGTAAATATGAAAAATGAAACAAAAATCCTCAATTTATTTGTCGGTAACGACAAGTATAGACCAGCATTAAACCAAGCGTTCAAGCAAGGGGACATGGTATGTGCCACTGACGCTATCACGCTTATAACAATACCTATATCCTTGATAGGTCTTAGGTATCCGTATCAAGACAAGCCAGATGTATCATCTGTGTTGAATATAAGGAAAGAATGCCATGAGATCATAGAATTGTCTTGGTTGAAGGAATTGTACGATGACGTTCCGATGATAAATGAAACGTATAAGTGCGAGGCTTGCGCAGGTACCGGGATGGTTGATTATGAGTTTTGTTTTGATGATATAATCTATACGGAAGAGGAGGAATGCCCCGTATGTCGTGGAAAGGGTCATTTAGGCGAGACCGGGGAAATGATAAAAGATCCCCAATATGACATTGACATACACGGGAATCCTTTTAAATCCGGGCGTGTGCTTAAAATGATAAATCTCATGAAGCTTCTTGATACCACCTCTTGTGTTCTTGTTTCGAACCCTTCATCTGAACCTAACCTGTTTAGGTTCGAGAATGGCATTAATGTAATATTAATGCCTAGTTTTAGATGATATGAATAAGGTGACAGTTAAAATAAAACATCCATGTCCCGAGTTTCCCTTTTTCGGTGCATCTTATCCAGACGCACGTTGTATCAATGGATATTTATGGGATTTGGATAAATGTAACGAAAACGGAGAACTATATGGAGAGGGTGATATCCCTTGTCCGTTCTGCAAGACCGAGGAATTTATTGAGCATGATCCTTTTTCCAAGGAAGATGAGTTCTATGAAGGTATTGAGGATGAAGAAAAAGCCAAGGGGAAAGCTCGTGAATGGTACTTATCTTACATTGATAAATTGAGGGAAAGATATGGATAATAAGGAATATTTAACAACGAATTATAACATGAATCAAATTTGCACAACTAAAAAACAATCATCCCGGCTATTAGAGGCCGGGGTGAACCCGAAGACGGCGGACATGTATCTTGACGAGTTCGAATGTCCGGTCGCATTTGAATATAGAAGGATTGAAGGGCACGTGGGTCAAGATATGGCATTCCCGGCTTGGTCTCTATCGGCTTTAATAGACATGATGCCAAAATCGTACCAAGACGATATAGACGGAATGATTTATTACCTATCCGGAAATTTCGTTGAACTCATGTACGCATCGGACAAGATCGAGGATGAGGAAGGCGACAAGACTTATACTTGCGCAAACTCCTTCAACAAGGAGAACTTGATGGACAATGTGATTGACGCTATAGAGTGGCTCATCAAGAGAGGTCACTTGAATAAGAAATTCCTAACAGATAAATAAATATGAGCAAAGAATATAGAGTCGTAAGATACTTCGATGGTTATCCCGAATACACCATGTGTAAATGTGATACAATTGAAGAAGCGAGAGTTAAGCGCAAAGAGCATAACGATAAAGAGAACAAGCCTTATATCAGTTATCATATATTGGTAGATGGCGATGAGAAATTTAGTGGTAAATCCTATAGAACTGAATGATTATGAATGAACAGGTATTATCAGTAGAACAAATGCAACACCTTATTAAATTAGGTATTGACGTGAGCAGTGCAAGCATGAAGTTTATAAGCACCCATCCAAGTTGTGATTATAGCGAAGATGATGAAATCGAGTTTATACCAGTCTGTGTTAATTTTTATGCTAAACAGTATAATGAGAGTGGCAAGACATTTACCTTGCAAGATATGTTGGCTCTCATGCCAAAACAGATAGATGACTATACATTGAATTGGTACATATCAGAAATGATTTTCAGATATGATAAAATTGATTTATTTGGTAAGTTTGAGGTGTTAGAGGATTTATCGTTCTATTTCAACGAGAATGTAACAATCTTAAATGTAGCCTATGGTATGCTCTGTAAGCTTGCGGAATGTGGATATTTAAACAATAAGCATTAACAATGGAAAGAGATATTGATAAGAGACAGACGGTAGAAGAAGCGGCTCATTTCTTCGCTGAAAGCAGGAGTAGCGGTAGTGCATTCCCTGCATATTACCACGGCTTTATAGCAGGTGCCGAATGGCAGGCAAAGCAATCACCGTGGGTAAGTGCAAAAGATAAGTTACCTGATGACGAAGATCTGGTAATAACTGGCTGCTGGTGTACTAATTATTTTAAATACTTACAACAGGGTTGGTATTGCAGAGAATGTAATGAATGGTATGATACTAATGGTGATAAAATTTGTGTTACCCATTGGATGCCTATACCCGATCTAGAGGAATAGTATTAACCGAGCCTTCCCGGGAAGGCTCATAATTAAAAAAATAACGAGTATGAACGGAGAACAGATAATTCCCCCAATCACAGACCCGCTAGGGGCACATTGGAAACAGCCGCACAGACGGTTTATCGAATTAGACGATACTCATGCTCTTATGAGCGAACAGACATTTAAAGGTCTGAAAGAATATTCGACCACAATACCAACAGGAAGATATGAAGGTAAGATGTGGAAAGGATTTAGAAACGGCACATGGTATCTTGTTTGGTTTACTTCGAATGAAGACCCTAATTGTCTTAGCATAGAGAAACGAAAAATATTAATAGTGTAAATCTAAAGAATAATGAATTTATGGTATTATCACCAGAAACAGTCAACGCCTACAAGGGACTAGTGACGAACCTTTTTAATTTACAACTAAGAAGAATATGAATAAAACAGATCGAATAGAACGTATTAGGAGCGATATTGACCAGCAAATTAGTTGTTGCTATCATCGAATTGACATCCTCAATAAGAGGAGAAATAAACTCATAGGAATAAGCAAGAACATCTTTGACCCTCATGCCCTCATACCAAATTGGTATGATGACATTGAAGAGTGGATAAAAGGACATCCATTCCCCAAAACATGTATTGATATGGTGTATCCAAACAAAGAAATTGCTTTCAATGACTCTTTAGCATGTAATACATATCAGATAGATTATCACATTGTAAGATGCAAACCTCGTGAATATTATATAGATAAGTATTTAAAATAAACAATTAGAAATCATGAGTAAAAGTAATCATCAAATCGAATAAGCAAATTATAATTTATGAAACTAGGCAAGCAAACGATAGTGTTCTTGGCCGTAAACAAGAATGGTGACGAGGTTATTCTTGATAACTTCCCAGTGCGGCAAGGAGAGGTATGGACGGACGAGAGATCGGCGCATGACGAGGAATATTTTTCCGTCGAGGATCACAACTCGGCGATCGTACTTCCAAAAGGCAGTATTTATAAATTAACAAATAAATACTTAACGTGGGAAGACGATCCCATATCTCTTAAATCCGTCATTGAGATAGACTCATTATAACAGGCACATCAAGTGTCTAATCCGAGACATCACCTCATAGAAGTTGACAGGCTCGAAATCCAAGGAATCCGTGAGGCGGTCTATCTCCCGTCTTACGGATTCCTTTTTCTTTTTATCTTCTTTTTTCTTTCCCATAACTCATCGTTTATATTGTTCCTGTGACGATGGCAATCGCAGATGAACATCCTTATCTCATCGGACATCAAGGCTCCTATATCGCCAGCCAAGTAAGCGATAGGCTCCCCTCCTATCTCCATATCCAAGGCCAAGGACATATGATCCGTCAAATGGCGGCACTCATGGAACAGGGAATTGGCGAACTCCCTATAGGACGAGGTCCGGCCTATCACCATGACGGATTCCCTCCGCCGGTAGCTGGAATAAGTAAGTCCCACGTCCAGATTGCACGACCCCATATTGCCATAAGCCTCCCGTATCTTGCTTTCCGGGCAACCGACCCTCCTCAATAGGGCTATGATATCGGATGTCCTCGAGCAGGTGACGTTATACAGTACGTGGATCACCCAATCGTATCTCTTGATATGGTAATCCCGTCGTATCATCTCCTTACCGTCTTGAACTCCCGCTCTATCCTCCTCCTTTGTTGCCGGGTGAGATTGGTTGCCTTGAGATTGCCCACCACCTCGGATACCTTGTCAAAATCCTTCTCCGGCATACTCGCCAGCACGTCCTTGGGGGACTCTCCCTTCAAGATCCTCAGTATGTAGCCCCAGCCTCCCATCACATCATCTCCTCCCAGATTATAGGCGTGCCGGACCCGATGCAATCAGCGTAGAACCGGGTGAACACTATCCCGTCGTAAGCGTCCGGATCGTCGCAGACGTTCTTGACATAAAGAGCGGCGTACTGCTCGTTAGGCACGGAGGAGCCAAGGTAATCGGCCTTGCACATGTTGGCGGCGTAAACATAGTCGTATCCACCCTTTTTCTTCACGTCAACGCTATACTTCTTCAGCATCTCATCCACCTGCTCCTTGGTGAAAGGGGTTATCTTGACCTTCTTCCCGTTTCCGTCCTCCTTCTCCATCATGGATACGGCCCAATCGCACATAGCCTTGGAGAAATGCCAGCCATACGCCTTCAGGTAGGATCGCATCCCGGAAGGGAAATCATCATACATATCTAGTCTCATATTCCTCTGTTTTTTAGGAGGGGGAAACCGGTCCCCCCTCATGGTTATCTACGATATCGTCTCGAGTAGCGTCCGGTGCCCGGTACCCCACGGCGATTGCCATAGCCTCCCCCGGATGATCCACGACCGCCGCCACGGTTGCCGTAGCCGCCACGCTCCCACATCTCACGGAACTCGTCGTCGTCCTCGAACTCATCGTCATCGTCTTCCTCCATGCGGTTGCCATAGCCTTCCATGGCCTTCCGCTTCCCTTCCTTACAGCCAAGCTTATAGGCCTCCTTCGCCAGTTCCAACATATCCTCGTCTTCCATGGCGTCGAATTCCTCGATCAGCTCCTTCAGTTTTCTGCTATATGTTCCCATATTATCCTGATTTTTTATTGTTATTACCTTGTTTATCAAAAAGAATCTGCTTAATTTCCTCGATACCGCCACCAAACAATCTTTTCATCTCCGCAATCTCGCTCTCAAGATTGGCAATCTTATCCTCCTGCTCTTTCTCCTTCTTGAACTGGGGATTGAGTTGGGTAAGCATAAGCTCGCAATTATCTATGATGGACTTATGGGCCTCTATGCTATCCAATACCTGTCGGCTATTCTGCAACATGGAGCTTATCTCTTGGTTCATCATGGCCAGATCGCACGCCAATACCAGTTTCTCGCCGTTGTCAGGCTTATAGTCCGCTATGGACTTATCGGCCGGTACGGAAGATAGTTTAACCATGTCGTCGCCTACCTTGACCGTTAGATCGATAACCATCTCCGGTTGCAAGGGAGGGTAGCCCGTATTGAAATTTTGCGGTTTAGGTCTCAGGTTTTTAGTTTCCACCACGCTACCTACCTCGCAGAAAGGCTTGTCTGTCTTATGAAGGATAAAATATTGGTTGCCTTCTCTTAGTTCCTTAAATGTCATTTTCTTCTTGATTTAAAGAGAACCGGGTATTATCCCGGGTTCTCGTTATTTATTTCTCGTTACGTTCGCCTCCGCTCTGGTATCGCCCACTTGGGCGGACGGAGTAGGATTGCTTGATGCCTTAACCCCTAGAAGACGGAATATCCCCTGAGGCTTATTGAACCAAACAATATGCTCTGTATAACCTCCTAACATAGGCGATCCGTTAGCGGAGTCCACAGGGACGTTAACGTCATTCCCTGTCACCTGTACGTTATGGTGGTCAACAACCGGAATCCGGCTAGTACCCGCCTGAACGCCTTGTGACGGGACTGTCGTGGCGTATCCGTTGGGAACTATAACGTTCACGGGATAAGAAGCCTCCGTGGTCGTAACCGGATGTCTAACTCTCCAGATCAATACCCCAACATCTGGGAGGGCGCACCATACGAACGGATTGAGTCCGAAATCGATCCTTGGTTCCTCTCCATCGGGGGTGGATACGGCCTTGCCCGTCGTTGACACGACATAGATGCCGTTCTGGTCAACCCTCGGGACGCAAGTCCTTACGTTTAATCTCGCAGTCATGACAGGGCCTCCTTATACTAAGCCTCCATTATACGCGCATCCGCACCCCTCACGGGTTACTTGTACCTGCATCGGGTTGCAACAGTTGGGATTCGGGACGAAATAGGCCGGTATCGGACATGGAGCCTTTAGCTGGGACACGATGTTGGCGGTCTGTGCGGCCTGAGAGATTCCAAGCTCTAGGGCTGACTTCTCTTGACGCAACGTGTCGATCTTGTTTTGCATCTCTCTCATCTCCAACTGGCAGAACTTGTCATTGATGATCTGGGTTTGAGCGTCAATCTTGGCTCCAAGGATGTTAAACTGCGTATTGGCGTTACCGGACAAGGTGTTCGTCTGATTGACAATGGCCAATTGATTCTCATAACCTTGCGTAGTGATAGCGTTACGAACGTCGCAGCAGCAAGAGGCGATCTGGCTCAACAATTGGTTGTTACCGGATTGAACGGCGTTGATGATTTGCTGAGAGGATAAGCCTACTTGGTTACCCACGCTCTGGATCTGTCCTTGGATCTGGCAGATAGCGTTTTGTAATTGTTGGGTTGAGCAATTCAAGGAAGATGACAATTGGCTGATAGCCGTTCCGTTTCCTTGGATAGCGTTCATCAACAATTCACGACCAGCGTCATTGTTCAATTGAGCCGGTAATCCGTTAGCCCCGTTGTTGCCGAAGCCGTTGCCACCCCAGCCTCCCCATACGAAGAACAGGAGGATGATCCAGATCCACCAGCAACCACCACCGCCCCAAGCGTCTTGATTGCCCTTATTGTTCATCAAAGCCGCTACCAAATTGGGGTCCAATGATTTTCCACCACCGCCCATCAAGCTCGGGAGAAAGGCCATGATGTCAAACTTACTTCCACCGGAATTGCCTCCTTCGGGAGTACCGATAAAATAATTTCTATCCATTATCTTTAATTTTTGTCGTTAATCCGGCACCATTACCGGACACGACAAAAATCATGAGAAGGGCTTTGCTAAATAAATATCTCCTTGCTAGCTTGTTGCGAAGTTGTTGCTAGTTCTTTGCGGAAGGGGATGAGACAAAAAAAAGCGCCGCCAATTTGTGTTGACGACGCTTTTGCCTTTTAAGGGAGGCTTTATAATGATATGGAAAGGAGCTCTTCTCCTAATTTATGCAAGGCTTTTTCCAATACATGCATTGTAGCGTGGTTGGACTAGATATATGTTTTTTTCTATCTGAGTATTTATCAAAACTATTCCTTTCTAGGAATTCATTATACTCCTTAGCTTTTGGTTCATCTAAATTTTTCATATCATTCTATTTTATATAGCATGAAATAATTTTATATGGTAGACAGGAACTCTGACAATGAATCCATGTCCGAAAATTCTTTAACCTCACTGTCCTCATGCATATTCCTCGGTTTATTTCTATTACCTTTTACTATTTTCATCATCAGATCTATAGAGTCGCTCTCATTCTCCATAGAGACCCTCACTTTATCCAAGGCCAAAGCCTCTATTGTATTGCATAACTCATCCGCAAATGATCGAGACATAAAATATACATCCTTAAAATCTATACGTACACATGGGCTATTCAAATCCTTAGCCCTCATATAGATTTTTTTAGCTTCTGTCCTAGAACGAAGCTCTCCCCTTATCAATTCTGATATCACAATTGTCTTTTCCATGATCTTCATTCTAAATATTCATAAAAATTAAACATCCTTTCCTCTTTATATGGTATCCTTAATGCCACTATAGTTCCATCCCATTTTATATAATCAGGAAGTCCTATATATGATGTCTCTTCCTCTGACATAAGATGAAACGCTTGCCCAGACAGCAAAAAATATGTTCCTCCAAGTCCCTTAGACAACATTCTCTTGCAAGTACTTATACCATAACCACGATTCTCGGTATCTGGTAAATTTTTAGTCGATATACCCTTTCCCGCGCTTTTTAAAGCCTCCACATCGTTAGTTATACCTCCCTTGCCTGACTTAACATAACTACCCAGTATACTTATACCATTATCCGCTATGCAAATGTCTATATAACTCTTTGACGGATAATACTGAGCAAATATATAACCAAATTCACTCTCTGAATGTTCAGATATATTGTCAATCGTCTCAGTCAGCATATAAGATAAAGCCTTTCTCAACTCTCCTTCAATATTTAATTGCCTTATCATTATATTCTCTGCTACAGATAGTATATCGTTTTTTATGCTATCCTTGCTTTTACATCCCGGGAACTTTATTATAGGAATATATTTTTTCATGGAAAAATATTCCATATAATTATGAAAATCACTAACACTGTCAGCTACTACACCTCCTTCAAAATGAATAGAGTCCAGATAGCTTTTAACACTGTCCGATATATTCTTGCAAACCACATTCTTACCGCACTTATCTCTATAAAGCATAAGAGGCAATAAGAAAAATGGAGTCACAAATGCCGTATATTGGAAGTTCCATATGAAATCATCATCATCGGAATTCTCCATTTTCAGGATTATCCTGAATAGATGATTGAAGGCTTCTCCTATCCTAATATCATTTACCGCATGTGGCATATATATTTCCATAATGAAACTTTTCGTATACAACAAAGCCTCTGACAAGGCTGGTTACTTGACGAGGCTACAAAATCACCTTTTACGCCGCAAATGTCGCAAAAAATTTTGTTATATGAAAATTTTTTCATAGACAAATCACATGCCTTACAACATAACGCAACCTCAGACCATACCGGATAACTCCTCTTTGACGCTCTCCACCGTCCTCCTCAGGTAGTAACTCCTCCTTATCCTGTCCGGGTACAAGTTACGCATCCGGTTGACGGCTTGCCTCGTCATTCCAGTCAGATCGGATATGATATTGTCGCTCAACTTGCGATCGGCCAGTATGGTTATAGCCACTCCCCTAGCGTCAACGTTCCTCTCCTTGTTGTTGCTAAACATCATTACCGGATCGGTTCCGCACTCCTTGCAGACTGCCTCTATCACTTTTTTGTAAAAAATTTCCACCTTATTCATAAACTTTTTATTTCGTGGTTTGTTTTACTATTAAGCCGGGCAAAAAAATGCACGGCAGAAAGACTTATAAGAATCTTCCCGTCGTGCGTGGCATGAAAAAATAATCAAACTTCCGATCCGATTATTTAGGGAAGATTCTTTTTCTTTATCCTCCCTTTCCGGTTCGTTCTCACGAAGTCACCATCAAACTAATATTAAATTAATCATGAACAAAAAACGTCAGCCCTTGTTATTCATATAACGCATTCATTCTATTATCAGAGGTTTCTCGGGCGTGAGCCATGGAAGCCTCACCAAATTCTATAAAACCCGCCTATCCCGACATAGGGTGACAAGCCATGCTTTCCGATCCCATAACCGGCTATCGCGCCGATTCCCCATCTACGGGGGGAGATCGTCTTGGTTATATACTCAGTCTTACGATAAACCTCGATGTAGTCAAGATTAGGCTTATAGCCGGATATAAATAACCGATAATCATCCGTCTTGTACTCCTTTTGAGTTATCGGCACCGGGACATATATAGGTTCCTTAATCGTATCACCGTCTAATGTAATGTAGACAGGAAAAGGCTCAGGTATTGTTCGTACCAGTGTCTCATAGACCGGGTACGGGATGCTGTCATGTATCGTGTCAACATAAGTAAACGTGTCGGTCTTATGTATTTGATTGCCATCCACATCCCCCCGGATATGGTAGCCAGCCGTGAAACTGGCTACCAAGCACACTAGTATTAATATAACCTGCCATGCTCTCATAACAGATTCCACCCCGCAATAACATCCGACATATCAGCCTCCCTACCATTCTCCATCTTGCTCATCGCTGCCACGATCCGGATCATCTGCTCACGATCGTTGATGTTGATAGGATCATCAGCCGGGATACCGGCGTAATCTGATGCAAACTGGATATACTTTTCGGTATGGTTCTCCTCCGGAGGCGCCCATCTTCCTATCATCTTGCGAATCGTGTCAAGCTTATAGTTGTTATAGTAGTTCGACAGGATCTTAAAGATCGCCCGATAGCCATAGGCCATAGTTTCGAACTGCTTAAACGACTTGTCCTTGCTCGGACGTATCTCACCTTGGAACAAGTCTCCGTTGATCCGGATGTTTCCCGGGTTGTTGTTCCGATACCCACGAGGTAAATTATTTTCCCCCATATTTTACTCTCCTTTCTTCTTTTTATTCATGGCATTGGATAAAGCGTTTGTCAAAGCGTCCTCCAAAACCTTTTGCGTTACAACCTTACCGATCATGTCGGCTGTCTTACTCGCCTGCCTCCTTTGTTTGGCGTCAGCCTTCTCCCAGATAGACCTAACCTCCGTTATCAAGATAAATACGGTCACTATCGAGGATACGACCGGGACATTGGTCAAGAAAGGCAGATGGATAAATTCCCAGAACCGGCACACGTAGCAAACCGAGTCTATACCGCACGCTATACATACGCTACCAGCGTAAAGTATGAACTTACTGACTGTCCTACGCATGCCGTACGAATTACGCTCCTCGCCCCTCAATTTAGCCTTGTAATAACCCGAGGCGAAATCCCAGCCCATCGCCACCATAACGATGAACATCTCAAACACGACTACAGTCAGTAGCTCCCTCATACTGCAAATCATCTTAAAAAACTCCATTCTTCCGATCCTTTTTTTATCAAATAAATATTACATCATCCCTTACCGATATCCCCGTATCCTCGATCACCAAATTACCTCCCGATACCGAGACATTCGCCGCAAGGGTAAACACCAATATATTTCCGTCAACGTAAGCCTTGCGACTAGGCTGACGTACCGTAAGCCGCTCTTTGACCGCTCCGTTTCCGGTCGCCACGGTCAATACTTCGTACCGCTCCGTCCCCGTATAATTCTCCGTGTCACTCGTGATGACGATCTCGCCATTATCTCGCCCTGTATAGGCAAGGTGGAGATTCCCTCCACCTACGCCCCATGGTATCACTTTCTCCATACCGGGCAGGGGTCAAGATACCGTCCATTGCGTATTGGAGGTAACAAGAACGGTAACAGCGCTTCCATCCGCAGGGATCGTTATATCTGTCTCGCTTAACGACAAGTTAGCGTCTCCGGCTGTTTGCTCAATCACGATCTGCTGCTGAACGGTGCTACCGTTGGATACCTTCAGGGTCCTGTCTATCTGCTCTATCGTGGTATTGGCCGGCAAGGTCAGATCCACAGACCATACCACCTCGCCTGTCGCTCCCGGATCTCCTTCGATCGCCTCCGTATTATTAGTGGGTTTACCACCTGCGGTATACTGGGGGGAGATCGTCGCCTCCTTCGCTTCTCCCACCCACGCGAATGACAAGGCGGCAGAATTGGATTTCCCATTGACAGTGACTTTTCCTCCTGTCTTATCTGCCGCCATCGACGACCCGTTATCTATGGATATATACTCGGGTTCCGCCTCTTGCGTCACCTTATAAGTCTTGGGTTGCGCCACACCGGATCCGGTAACCGTTACGGTCCCAGATCTCGTCTTTCTCCCCTTATACACCGTCGCTGTATTCCTCAGCGTATCATTACCCGATCCAGACATCGGGCTTACTGTCAACCAACTAGGTTTTGCCATACTTCTAAAATTTTTTATTAATTATTTACTATTCGACGTCCCATAAAACGTTTGATATTATATTCACATCCGCTTCAAAACCATTACTCCTTTGTAGCCATATAGCCGTTGGGGTAACGATCAAATGCGCTTCCCTAGTCCATACCGTATCTCGTCCCAGATAGATTTTCTTTACGTCCGCTCCGTTAAACTTTATATCTATCGCCCCGTTCAGAATCATAGTATTACATATAAGATGTTTGGATTAGGGGTCTCGATCTTGTCATACTCCTCTTGCGTAATGGCCTCGATCCTATGGATTGAGTCGGACACGAGGGTGTTCTTGGGGTTATTCAATATATCAAAAGATGAGCTGACATCCACCGTGGACACTTTCAGATTCGAGCAAGACTGTTCGTCAGTCTTCCCGCATGATCTCGGTATGAGCTTGAACGCCTCGCAAGCGTCAACGGCCATCATGCCATCTTTCTTATAATTCTCGAATAACGTCAACGTGTAAACCCCGCAATGTACCTGATCCTTCCCGTGATAAGAGAATCTTATGACGTTACCGACAAGGAGGAAATCCTTTATCTCTATCCTCTCGAATGAGTTTGACAAGATCACCTTCAAATCCCGTCCCTCAAGTGGTTCGGGAACATTATCGTGCAATATCGTCCACTGGACGGATATGTCGTTGCCTATGCGGATAGTTTCCATATTATCCAAGGGTAAAAGGATTGATCGTTTTCACTAAGGAGCCATCTGCCGTGATAAAGCTGTAACTAATATTACCCTCAACCGTTACATTCGAAAAATTTCCAATCAAGGAGCATCCAATAATAACCCCGTTTATATTCACACTAGTAGATGTCATTGTTATAGTATTCTTATAAAAAGATGAGAGGTTATTTTTTATCACGTTGCAATACGTAGATATTATGTTCGAATTGACATCTCCCATATTGTTACACAATACACGAAGCCCTCCTGATATTACATTATTGTAAATCTGACCTCCAATCAAGGGCTTATCTATTGAGATAACAGAGTTCTTAAATATGGAGGGAACCTTGTTAAGGCTTTTTGTTATTGTTATCTTATTATTAAAAACACTGACTTTATCTAAGCCGAGCGAGGCATCCTTAACGGTGGAACCATCCTTGACCGAAAATGTATAAAAATCTAGCGTATCGCTTGATATGTTTGGATTGTCTTCTGATGTCATTGGTGTTAAAAGATTCTTGAAATCATAAAACACATCATTTCCAAACTCATCTATCATTCTATATATCGAACCCTTGCCTCCTTCTTTAGCCTCATGAAACAGACTGGTATCATTATTAATATCATACCATATCTGCCAAGCGGACAACCGACTGTTTTTGAAATAAATATCTCCATCATGTAACATGGCAGATGCCTTATCCGATATCCTATCTTCCGTGATAGCTTCGACCACAATATCGAATTGGTGACCGGCGGACTTCCAAGACTTAAATTCTGTCACATAATCCGTTATCCTATATTTATTTCCTTGGACAAGAGAACTACTACCAATTAATGATACTAATTCTGAATAAGTAACATTTATCATGGCTCCACCGGAACCAGCCAAATCATACTCTATTCCATTTACGTTTATTTTTTTTATTGTTCCCATATCTTTATTTTATTATCAAGACTTCATTTTCCGCTACAACTTGAGAATCGGAAATAAAAAGAATATCTTTTAGCACTTCCGTCTTTATATTGTTAGTAAACACTAATACGCTACCAGCGATGAAGGCCTTTACCCCTTCAATGCCAGATTGAAGCAATTCTAATAAGTCTCTTATCTGATTAGATTGCTCATCCATGATAGCCCTAAGTTCTTTGTTGTTATCATTTAATTTATCATTTAAATATAAAAAATTAGAATCGATAGAATTATTTATTTTATCTTCTATACTAGGAATACTGACCGTTCCATCCTCCAATATGGATAAAGCATTTTTTCGATTATTTGGACCATTTCCTATCCCATAAGAAAATAAAACTTTTTCCCCATTTAATATCGGCTCATTATAACGACCAAAAGAAACCCCATAACTTGACTCTATAAGCAAATGATCTCCATGGCAAAAAGAAGAAGAAGAGCCTTCGCTCATAACACAATCTTTTCCTCCTATATGCGAGAAAGAACATCCTCTATAAACCTTATTGTTATACCCCTCGATGTGAACACAGAAGTTTTGATCTATATATTTTCTTCCCGAAAACAGAACATTATTGTATCCTTCCACATGATTTGCCTTATGTACAATTGGTGCACTATGCGAATAATACAAATCACCACATATATTATTATATCCTTCTACATGGCTTGTGTTATCACAAATAAAATTGTTACATCCCTCGAGGTGGCTTCGGCTACCAATTGACATGTTTAGGGCAAACCTCTCTAGTAGAGATACAGCGTCAAAGCTTAACGAGTGCTCAATATTCTCAGAGTTATAGGTTCCATAATCTTCTATGAAAGTCCTTAAAGCCTCCCCTTCTGTATCAAAAATAGGCCGATCCTCTATACCTCCTACGGTATTTTCAATAAAATAAGGCTGGGTGCCTATTGATCCTCCTTCTACATGCGAACCATCCCCTAAACAATAAGAATATAATCCCTCTACATGCGATTGCGCTCCTAAGCACCATGTTCCCCTGCCCTCGGCGTGACCCTCGCTAGCGAACACATTCGTTTTGTAACCCTCCGCATGCGCCCTAGGACCGGTAGCGTTGGTATTCATACCCTCTGCGTGGGCGTAATTTCCTGCCGCCTTGTTATTCTCATAGTCATTGAATATCTCGGCGTTCTTGTAACCCGAGTAGTTTTGACCTACACCAAAGGCAAGGCTGTCCAATTCGATAAAATCCCCGTTTGCGCTTTTATCAACGGAGGATTTAAAAATATAATATCTATCGGCTATGATATTATCCGTAGGGACAAACACGTTCCCCGCCCCATTTCCGTCTTGGCCGGGCTTGCCTTGTGGGATACCTAAATCCAAAGCATAAATAGGTACACCTTCTGGGGTCTCCCCTCTCAAGACAAAGCCAGCCGTTGCCGAGCTATTAAAAGGAAGGGTGGAGACCGTACCGATAGAGACGACCGGAGGATCTCCCGGAGTTCCCTTCGGACCGGCTAGCAAGGATAATTCCACCAACACATTCCATCCGGGATTTCCAACATACCTCCATTGGATATCCGTAGACGAAGAGGCTAGTTCTATCTCCCTACCGTCAAGTCCCTTAAGTATAGCCATGGGGACTCTCACTAATTCCTCCTTAGCGGAAATACCGGGCAAAGATGACACGGAGGATATAGAGTCAATCTCCTTGAACTGACTTAAATCCTTGGACTCCTCCGCTAAGATCTTTTTACTCTCAGCGGCGATCGCACGTAAATCCTCGGGCGTTAGAGTAAAGCCGGAAGACAATGTAAGATCCCCTACAGCCATATTATCGTATGTTATTCTTGTTTAAGGAAAATATTTGCCGCATCGTCTATCACGGTTGACAATATAGCCTTGCAGTCTTCGTCCGAGACTCCATCTTCCAAGACTATCGATTTCCTGCCTTTGTCCACAATGTTTACATAACCGAACCTAAGCTCTCCTTTTTTGACCGAGGCCAATACCTCTGTTACCTTTTCGCCCGCATTCCGTGTTGTCTCATAGGAGATATCATAATCTCCTACCGTGTTTTTGTATTTGCTTCTCAATACAGATGATAATGTTGATAGTGCCATGTTAATTTCCCCTTTCTATAATGTTATAAATTTGCCCGTTACGCTCGTAGGCCAGAGATCCCACACGTACCCCGTCCTTGATAAAAGAGCCTGTTATCCGGTCTATCCGCTCATCGGTCTTGACCGAGGCGGAATACTGTATCTTGATACCGGCCACGTCCGAGTAGCCGTTTATTGTCCTTGTGTCGCTCGTTATCTCCATGGTCTTACACGTTTAAAAGGTCGAAGATCTGCCCGAAAGCGCCGGCGGTCAATGTCTTGTTGCAGCATTTCTTTATCAATAGGGATTCCTTGTCGCTGATGTCCATATCGCCATCGGCGGCGTTGATCCTTGTCATTAGCTTGTAGGACTCATATTTCTCGTCCTCGTTCATCTCATCGCCGGAAGAGTAAAGCCTAGCGCATACTATATCTTTGATAATCTGTACTTTTCCGAACTCGTCCTTCATGTCTTCCCCCTTAAAGGTCTTTAGGGGTTTGTTGAAATTTACTTTCATGATTTACTGTATTTTAGTTGTTAATAATTATTCTATATATAAAAGTCCCGTAGCGGAATCCCATTTGACATTATATCTAGTCCCTGATGTGGATTCTGTGTTTACTTGTGTTACCGAAGGCATAAGACTCATACGTAAAACGGTACGCCATATTCCTGACGAGTCGTTGGAGAACTTCTTAGTCCCAAGCTGTATATCTCTTATTCCATGCTCGCAATACAAAAAATTCATGAACCCATTATCATTTCTGGTAGACTCACATTCTAATTTTACCATATTAGAATCGTCCGCGTTAGTGACCGCTACTTTTATGGCGGTTCTCGGGACTTCGACCATAGTTCTTATCGCCAGTGATTTTTTGATGAACAAGGACGCTGTCCCCGCATCATTCGTTGTCCTATAATTATATCCTACGCTCAGTTTATACGTTGACTCATTGCTATCAGATATCCCGATCTCACATCTGCTTGAGTCCATGTACATCTTATAACTCCCGTAATATTCATTATTCGTTGTTCCATAAAGCTGATTATTGTTAATCGTAAATCCTCCAATTGTACCCCTTACTGCGTCCAAACTGGTTGCGTATAGATTATCTACGTCGATCATAGATGTCTTGATATATCCATTAACTATCACAGTGGCAGAAGTTAAGGCCTTTATTATGCTAGCCTCCTTACTCCATGCAGGAAGATTGTTAATAGCTTCTTGCGCTGATCCGGCTGTAGTTACGGCTTTAGCGGCATTTGATATGGCCGTAGCTGCGTCTTGAATAGCCTTGGAAGCGTTTGAATATGCTGTACTGGCAGTCGATTCGGCAGACGAAGCCTTACTCCATGCGCTAGAAGCGTCAGACAAGGCTTCGTTAGCTTTCGATAGAGCCGAACTAGCATTACTGCTAGCGTTATTGATCGTATTTTTGACATCCGTATTGAACATATTGAATGTCACCGCCCCTACAAGATTGATCCTCTCCGCCTTGATCGTGGTGGTGGTTGCCGTCTGGTTGATATACGATATGATATTATCGCCGTTTTCCAAGCTCTTGGCGGCGAACAACGTATTTCCCTGCGTAGTGTTGATCCATCCCGCCGTGTCTATCTCATTCCTTATATTATCCACCCTCGTTGATATGGCCGATATTTGCCCAGCGGTAATATTCAACTGAGAATCATACTTGGTATACACCTTACCTGTTTCCTCATCCACATAATCCTTCGTTGCCGCCAGCTTGATAGACTCTTCTGTTTGCTCTATCCTTGTCTCCAACCTGATAATGGCATCCGCCAAGTTATCGATAAACAAGGAAACACCATAAATCAGTATTTCCCCATCGAAAGATATACGGAAATCGCCACGTTCGTCCCATTTCCCCGCTTTCGAAAGCTTACGATACGAGGATGATGGTTCCAAGGACATGGAGACATAAAGGCTTGATCCCTCGAAACCTGCGGTCAATATCCCCGCCTTAACAACCCGGTAATGTAATGAGAAGGAATAGTCATACTCGGTCGCCTCGGTCTCATGTGACGGTATGTTTATAACGTCATTCCGCTGGAGGATATACGAGTCACTGATACGTAAGACATTTCTGTTGCCGTCTTGATAAATATCTGAAACTCCCCTCTTCTCTGACAGGAAAGAATCATTGGCGTAAATAAACGATCCGTCATGTCCCCAAAAACTTATTGAGTTCTCTGTCACCCAATAGTCCGTATTTTGGGAGAATGAGCTATTTTTCAATATATTGCCCGGCTCTAAGGATATATCGTTCCTGATGCCTTCGATTGAACTCTCGAATTTCCCGTTCATTATGGAAAATTCCTGCTCGACCGTATTACCTGTATCAAGGATGTAGGTCGAATTTTCAAAGTAAGCCCCGTTACCGTAAATCCCCCAAACACCGGTCAAATCTATACCGTTTTTGGTTCTTATCCCGGAAAGATTTCCGATACGTGCCTTGGTCGCGTTATCGGGGTCTGTCTTCATCCCATACACGACATCCATATATGGAGCGCCGATCTCGTCGATCGTAGTAATCTTGACAATACCCTTTCTGGTAGAATCAGCCACGCTATCTATACGGGTTAATACATCTCCTTGCGCAATGTCGGCTTTATCACCGGCAAAGTTGACAAACGTAATCCAGTCCAAGCGATCTTCACCGTCCGATAAATTACCGATGCCGACTTGATCAACCCGAAGTTCGTATTGCTTGATGATATTGTAATCATTCTCCCCTGTCGGCATTCCCCCAAAATGTTGGACCATCAATATATCCCCCGAACGGAACGGATTGTAGAGCACGCCGTTCCCCGTGTCCAAGTAAATCCTTCCGGTCGCATGGTCGTAATACTCCACCTTCATCATCCCTGAGAATATCACGTTGTCGTTTTCGCCACGAAGCTGAGAGACGATGAACTCATAGACCCGGAGACTGCCTCTCACATTTATATCGTCTATCTCTAAACGGAATTTCTGTTCCTCTACACCAGCCGAGTTAACCCGTTTATATGGAGCAATATCCCAACCGAAGCCATTAGGGAAACCGGATATAAACGTATGGGACCCCACTCGTTTCTTGAATAAAACATTCCCACGGAACCATGACTCATCAAATATGGCACGACCATCGGCCTTGATCTCCCAGCCCTTACCGTCCATGCCGTCAAGAAAGATGGAGGAGCCTATCTTCTTGTCGAATAAAATATCCTCATGGGCGATATCGGGTATGTCCTTACGAAGGTAACGTTTGTCGTTATCCTGTTTTACCTTGTTTATCTCATATAATGTCCGCAGAGCGGAGAAAACGTTCTCGTCCGAGGCGGCGGTAGTATCCTCTTTCTTTATGATATACATCCCGAAAGAACCGCTACCTTGGTTGACGTACGTGTTATCCTTATATTGGATATTCTCCAACTTACGCTCCAATTCTCCCAACCGGGAGTAAGCAGCGCTCTCTCCTACCGTATAGGAAGGCGAATCATATGGGATATCAAGTTTTTTCTCGAAACCCAATACCCTAGATTCCCGCCCATTCTCAAAATAGGCCTTATTGATAAGCCTGACACGCTGTCCTACGGATAGATCAATCGCCTTTTCCGGGTTCAATATACCATTATTCTCATCGTAGCCGGAAGCGTAGTATGAGTTAAGGACGCATGTGTAAGTGGAAGGGTCCGACACGACCTTGCCCTTATACTCTATCGTCCTTCTTAGCAATTCCTCTTCCGCCTGCGGGATAAGGGTGTCACTTACGTATTGCGTGTCAAAATTGTATAGGATATATTTGTTCCCCGTCCCCGGTATAAGAGGGCTTTCCGGCAATGTCTGACCATAGGAGTCATTACGGACTATCTCGAACACCTGAGCCTCCGGATCATCCTCCGGCAGTCCTTCCGGATTGAATCGCAAGGCGAAATCCATGCCTGACAACGGCCCCGTCTGGAATACGACACGAAGCTCTTTGCCGGGAAGCACGTATTCTTCGGAGAAGGACAATCCCGAGTCCTTGAACCGATAGACGGTGAATGTCTCCGATGTCCCGTCCTCGCCCTCCTCCGTGACCTCCTTCGGTATCACCTCGGTTATCGTACCTATCTTACGAGGGTATATATCGTCGAATATAACGACCGCCTCCACTATTTGATCCTCGGTCAATCCCTGTACCACGTCCACATAGGGGGTTACTTTAGGAAGCATGAGGCGTTTTTGCACCACCCCTTGCACCACCGTACCGGATTCCCCCTTGCGATAGCCCGAGGGGATATTTCTCGTTGAGCCGAAAGCGTACAGGCGTGTGGCGAACAGGTCTTGGCTTTGGCTCCTTGGCATGGACACTACCTGCCTACCTATCTCCAGATCTACGGGATCGCCACGCTCTATCCTACCTATATATATCTTGTCACCCTCTACCCACCACTCGCACTCCCACGCCTCGGCAATCTTGGTAAGGGCATCCACGATATTCGTGCTGTCGTATTGCACGAGCTTGGCGACAGCGTCAACGGAGCTATCGACAACGGCTTGGTACTCCTTGCCGTTATACCTGAATCCCAGAGATCGCAAATTGGATACGACAATGCTTAGGTGGGCCTCCGGAGCACGTGTAAGGCTCCATGACGCTTCCTTGTTACCTTGCCTATCGTAAAATAGGATATGATTCTTCCATCGGTAATAATGCGAGTCGAATCGCACGCTATAGTCGTATCCGCCTGTGGATGCGTTGAATGTAGGGTATGTATTGCCAGTTACGTAGAAAACGCTACCTTCATAATCGATATTGTCTCCGATCTCCAGTTGTACCGGGTCGGACAAAGAGAACACGAGGTTCACATAGTCCTCTTTCATCAACTCAAACCGACGTACCGAACCCGTTCCTATCGATACCGACAACTTGACTCTACCAGATATGTCCTTAATCTCGATCATGAACTCAAAGTTCACGCATATAAGGGGGATGGCAAAAAATCAAGCGGACCTAAAAAAAACAATGGAGGGATTGTTGTAATTTTTTTGTAGGAGGAAATAAAAAAGCCCGAACCGAAAGGACGGAACGGGCTTAAGAGGGGGAATAAATGCTAATCACCAATCTTCCTCTGAATAAGATTTCGCAGATTCAGATATCTCTTTTATCATATTATTTACATATGACTCTAAACCTTCAACAAACTTTTTATCTTTAACTTTTCCTTTATCATTAAATAAAGATGCACTTCCCATAAATTTGCCAATACCTCCACTAAAATGATATTGCGTTTTATCCTTGCCTACGCCAGATGTTTTATCCGCTTGCATTTTATTAATAACAGGTATATCAAATCTAATCCTATTATCTTTAAAATATACGACCAAGTTCATATCTATCTCTCCGTAGACACTCATTCCCATTACTTTTGACAACAAAAAAGCTTCATTATCAAATGAATGGATATTGATCATTTCACCCTCCATTTTATTCGCCACAGCATCAGGATTTTTATAATTACTTAGGACATACGAATTTACACCTTTATACAATTCCATAGCCGTTTTACCCTCTATTGGCACAACATAATAAGGCTTTCCGTCCTCTGTCGTTAATCCATCCTTTGTAGCTTTAAACTGAGCATTTGCTGAAATAAAAACAAATAGAAAAAACAACAAAAATACTTTCTTCATAACATTTGTGTTTAAATATTAATTTTTGGCAAACATATAAAAAACAAACTACCATACCAAAATATCCAACAACTTTTTCTGGCCTTTAATCAATTCTTCCTCATAGTTATGATTTATATATCCAAATTATCTCATGAGACATCGATGAAGATCATAAAAAAAAGACCGCCTTTCAGCGATCCGTCACCTTATCATGGTATTATTTACTCATCCTTACCATTTTCCATCGATAATGTTAAATCATTTCTTTTTCCCGAACAACTCGGAGTGGCTTCCGATCCTGACAATTTCCACTATGTCAGACACCGCATCTATCCAAATAAGAAGAAAGTCGTTGCCTACATGACACTCCATGCAGTTCTTGTAATTGCCTATCAGCTCATGGGGCTTGTACTTGCTTGGGATAGACTCCCCTTTCTTTAGCTTGTCCAAGACATCAAACAAGGCTTCCATCAGCTTGATGTTGCTACGGTACTTCTTTAAGTCTTTCTTTGCCTTCGTACTGTAATGGATCGTTTTCATTCTATCTCGTCCAATGATTTCATGAAGGCATCAAAACTGCTTACGTCTATCGTCCCGGCATACTTTCCAGAACGAGCCTCGTTTATCGCCGCTATCGTTTCCTCGTTTGGCTCGGAGTATACAGCGTCCATCAAGGTGCTCTCTACGAAATTATTCAGGCTCCTGTTCGCTTTCTTGGCTTGTTCCTGCAATATTTGCAACAAGTCCTCACGTAAACGGAACGAGGTTTGCTTTCTTATTACTGCTTCCATATTACTTAATGTATTATATTGTATCGCAAAGGTAATGTATTGTATGCAGAAAACAAACTTTCATGATTTTTATTTAGAGGATTGCAGGTTATATCATTCCATCTTAATCTTAACATCCACTTCAACAGGTATTGGTTTTTGACAATGGGGGCAAATGATCGTTTTGCTACTATTGATTTCATCAGAAAAGAAATCCCCGACTTTACACCCTATCACATTTGCTATCTTTTGAAGTGTTTCCACCGTTGGGTTTTTATTAATTGATTGAGATAAAGCACCTCGTGTTATAGGCTTACCGTTTTTGCTTTCCCATTCCGCAGCTATACGTTCGATAGTATAACCTTGAGCCTTAATAATTGATTTTATGTCCATCAGATGAATGTTTAGTTATTACTAACGGCAAAGATAAATATAAAAATGATATATGATTAGGAATAACTATTCGAAATATAGTTTTTGATATATTTTAATTAAACATTGGACTTGTGTTAAAGATTAGTTAAACCTAACGATCTACTTGTGTTTCGTTAGGTTTAACTATACATTTGCATCATCAAAATAAAACAACAGTACAATGGCAACACAGAAATACAACAAGAGCGAGATCATGAAAGACGCATGGAGATTATTCAGACTTTACCGAAAATTCTCTTGGTCTTTTGGCAAGTGCCTTTCTATAGCATGGGATAATGCCAAGATAGAGATAAAAAATAATGAGGCCAAGGCCAAGAGATTGGCAGAGGAAGAAGCTAGACGCATCGAGTATCGCAAGCATGTTGTCTTATCTCATGTCGGTATGGCTAGCCTTTACGGTAACAGGGTTTATTCGGGTGATTGATAACTATACATTAATAATATAAGGATATGGAAACGATAGAAGTATTGAAGAATGTGCAAAGGATTGCGTTGGAGTGTATGATCGGAAGGAAACCGGTACATATAAACGTAGGCGTAATGCCGGAGACGGGCGGTTTATGCGTCACCGTACAGGACAGATTTCACGAGGTGGTCTACATGGAGATATTCAATGACTGGATGCCGGATCACAAGGAATGGAATAAAAAGACCTACGATAGATTCATGAGCGTAATTAGCGACATGACTTGCGTAAGGCTTGCGGGATAACTCGAACGACGGGGAGAGGATCGGAAGTAGATGCCCCTCCGGTAATACGGCCGGAGGGATTTTACAACAATAGCTCCATTGTGGTTTTTCGAGCCTTGAAAAAATAGGCCACGGATTTTGTCATATATAATTTTGTGATATGAAAATGATCGCTCATGTGACGGTAGCGAAAGAAGATATTTAAGGGCATTGATTCCAGTTGCAGACCGTCACAATAGGCAACTTCAATCTTTGCCCTTCGCTTTTTACCTTGTCAAGCGAGACTGGTAATAAGCAGGTAGGACGGCATACACCGGGGTTCAAGTCCCCGGCTACCACTTCGGTCAAAATAAAATCCTCAAAGGTAGTGCTTGACCGAGCTACCAATGAGGATAGTATTAATCCTTTAACGGGACAAAGTTATGAAAAATAAAAATGGATTAGCAAAATATGATGCTAATATTTTAGAAAAAATCGGTAGAGACGAGGACAAGTTTTCTCTGAACGACTTGTGGGTGATTGCTGGTAGTCCAGAAGATAAACGACCTTATGATTGGAAAGATTTAAAGCAGACGAAAGAATTCATGTCTTCTATTTGCAACGTTTTAAATACCGACAAAAACGGTATTATAAAAACGAAAAGGGGTAAAAGAGGTGGTACATATGGTATTAGGCAAGTTGCATTGGAATATGCGCAGTACCTAGATACTGATCTGGCAGTACTGGTTAATGAGGTTTTCTTCCAACGTATAGAAGAAGAGAAGAATCCCGATTTGATCGTTGATCGTGCCATAAACACATATAAAAGAAAAGGTAAAAATGAGCGATGGATTGCTCAAAGGATTCAAGGTAAAATATCCCGTAGCGCATTTACTAGTACACTAGCTTCCCATGGCGTGGAACGTGAAGGTTTCCGCAATTGTACAAATGCTATATATAGTCATTTGTATGGTGGTGGTACAAATGTAATACGTGAGAAGAAGAATCTTCCCAAAACAGCGAACATAAGAGATCATATGAGCATAGCTGAGTTGATGGCAGTGGGCCTTGCGGAAGCTTTAGCCTCCGAGGACATCGAGAAGAATGATCTAAGAGGTAACGGAAAATGTGAATTGGCTAGTGGAAAAGCATCCAAGATCGTAGCCAATGCAGTCATGGAACATAATAAACAAATTAAAATGATAGAAAGATGAGCAAACATAGAAGAAACAGATCAAATAAAATCATCCGTATGCCTTATTTCGCTAGCAAAGGTAATCTTAGATTTATCCAGACGGAAGATATGACACTAAAAGAAGTCAAAGAGTGGGAAGGCAAGTACAAAACCGTTTCAGTCAATTCAGATGATGGAGCTATTATTGAAATGCAAAAATCATATGTATACGGCATAGACAAAAAAGGACACAAGAGCATTAATCATGAAAGCACCGCATTATTTATTGCAGCATGCGACAATGTATGCGAAAAAGAGGTTACACTAGTTCTTTCCTCAAAAGAAGATGTAAGAAAATTACGAGACTATCTCAATAAATACCTAGAAGATAACCTATGATTAGATTTAGCATCACCAAAACCTTAACTATGATACCTGTGAACTATTAAATGATTGATTGAATATGAAAGACATAAACACGATACTAAACGAAATGCTTTTAACGTCCCAAAGGGACAAGAAGGCGATGGAGCGATTCAACCGGCAATCCTTGAAAATGGAGAGGCTTATCGACGAGCTGGAGAGGGCTTGCGGATTTAGCGGCACCAAGCCCAAACCACATATGACCGTGTCGGTATACAACAACGGGAGGTCAAAGCCGGGAAGATTCGACCTCCGATCTTTAAATACGCATCTTTTAGCGCAATAGGACGAAGAGCCGTCTAGCCAATAAGGGGCGGACGGCTCTTCACTTATCCCCTTGACGTTGGGTCAGGTTCCTCGAACTTAACGGATAGCCTACTATTCAACCTGTTCCGATCCAAGGCGAAGCTTGATGATCTCTTATGGACAAGGGTAAATGTCATATCAAGATCCGGAACACGCAATACGACCTTGCCTTGTTGAAGGACAGCCACGAACGCCTTATAATTCAGCATATATTCCTCTTGCGTATCCCCGTGTATGTTGAACGTAAGGGTAAGATCCCGGCTAGCCACCTTGGGATTATTGAACACGACCCTCTTCCCGTTTTCCAACCGGCTCTCGTTCTCTATGAAATCCTTGTTTCCCGCTGGGGTTAGCAAGGTCTGGATAAAACCCTCTCCCATGGCGACACGATACGTGCCCCATGCGTCATTCCCGTTAATATATAGATCCCCTAACATAATATCCTTGCCGTTCCGTCGTTAATAATCTCCACCTCGCATCCCCCGATATTGACAAGCAATATCACGGAGTAGTTCCCGGCCTCTATCTTGGCCTTGCCCCCGTGCATCAAGATCACCTTATGCACCCTCGTGTTATCGTCATAACTCAAATACGCCATGGTATTACCTATCACACCTACGTTTGTTTTATTGTTAAGCTCAATTAGATCACGATCCACATATATCCCGTAGGGAGCTATGTTTTTAGCCATGCCTCTAAATAAATCCAACGAAGGATAATTATTCTCCTCGCAAAACTCCCGCCCTTGCGGGGAAAAAAACAGCCAACATAGGCTCTTCCAGTCAGTGGCCTTGCCTGATTCACTGCAAGCCCCTAGCGAAATAGCCCGTCTCGTTATATCTCCAACATTCATACTACATGTTTTTAGTGTTAGTCTCTATACTAGTCAATTTATCCACCGCTTTTTTCAATTGTATCACGGTATTGGCGGTATTATCATTGATCTGCTGTAACTCTATATATATACTGGCGATCATCGTCCTAGTCTCATCCGCCACGTCATACAACGAGGCTATCTTTACAGATATCACGTCCATACTGGCCTTTATATACAAGAGGCTCAAGAATTGCTCGGAGCCTTGCAAGAACAACAGTATCTCCTCCCCTGTCATTTGCAGGGCGGTGAAACGGCCATTTAACTCATCGGCGCTATCTTGAGACATCTTCTCGAAACCTCCGGATGTAGCGGTCTGCTCATATTTATCATTTTTATCCTCTTGGAAATACTTGCTTGACGTGTCGAAGACCTTCTGGGCCTCAGCGTCCATTTTTTCCTTCAACTTGTTCAACTCCGCTTCTTCCCAAGGCGAAACGATACCATCGGACATATAATCGGCCAGTTTCTTCATGAATTCCTCTACGGAAGGGGATAATTTCTTCTTCAAGAACTCAATGATAGCCGTCTTGATCAAATTTTGGACAATCTTAGTCGAAGCCTCTGCCGCATCAGTTCCTGTAGCCCACGCCTCCGAATACGCTTGGGCGAACTCGTCAATAGCGGACATGACATCGGTTCCTGTTATAGCCTCTACAGCTTTCTCCTTATTGTCCTCCAATTGAGCGTTGATATCCTCCAATTGCTTTTGCCAATCCTTGATCCGGTCATCGTCGGTCTTTTTCTTGTTCCTTTCCTCCTCGATCTGTTGTTGGATGATCACTTTTTGCTGCTCTAGCAATTTATTTTGCTGGTTTATGAGTTTAGAAGCGTCCGTTGAATAAGCCTTTTCTATGGAACGGCCTAGTTTCTCATACGAGGCATCCAACACATCGATCTGGTCTTGTAATCTCTGTATACGTTTCTCGCTCTTTTTGTCATGGATCTTAGCGATAGAGGACGCTAGAGAGGTCACTACCCCAATAGCAGCACCAGCGGATGCCCCTATAGGGCCAAACATCGCACCCGCTTGCGCACCCTGCATAGCGGAATTTACAGCGTCCATTGCTATATTTAAACCTT